GTACCCTCTCGGGTACCCACGGCGTTGATGCCACACACATCCAGTGTGCCCTATATCTTGCTAAAGTTCCGTTCTATGCCCTTTGTAAAACCTCAGTATTTTCGTGAGAAGAATCAGGCTCCAGAGGCCCAGACTGGTTCTTACACCAGTCGTGGCCTTGAATATGGAGTTCCGACTACTTACACGACAACACTTACGGTTTATTTGGGGGGGCGCCACATCGAGTACTTTGTACCCGGTTCTGGCGCATGCTTCCATACGGAAGCATTTAGCTCAATGACTGGATTTTCCGGTCGTTGGCTAACAGCTCCCCCGGATTATCACGATGGATTTCCGGCAGAATGTTCCAATTATTATGGTATTCTGCCTACATCCGTTGGGATCGGTTCTACTATCGATATCCCTATCGATATGGCCCGAGCGCTTCGTGCGATGAATCCTACAAAGCCAAAGGTATCAATCCCCAACTTTTTACATGAGTTGAAGGACGTACCTGGATCACTTCAAAAACGAGGTAACGACTTTTTGAAGGAGAACGGCCGGTTCGCCGAAGGAGCCCATCGATTCTCGTCTGCTTATTTAGCAGGCAAGTTTGGATGGGGTCCCATGGTTTCCGATCTTCTAAAAATGATGGATTTCCAGAAGGATGTCATGTCGACATTCAAGGCAATCCAAAAGATTTATAAGAAAGGAGGATTGAGCCGGAAATATACTTTCGGAAAGAGTCAGGTCACAGAGCATGTTCATGATGTTAATTATGAACTTGCTCATGGTGATGAGACAATCTACCATGACGTTGAGGTTTATGCCTCAGCAAGATGGATTACGGATAATCTCTCTGACTCTCTAACAAACGATCAGCTTATGACGAGAGCCAATATACTCACTAAAGGCCTTTACATTTCACCCCGACAAGTTTGGGATGCTCTGCCTTGGTCCTGGTTTGTAGATTGGTTTTCTAACACAGGCGACTTCATTTCCGCGAATCAAAATGTCATGGACATTTATCCGCGCGATATGTGGGTCCATACTAAAGTTCACGCAAAACGTGATGTTAGTATAACTCGTTATGTTATGCCTTCATGGTGGGATGGAAGCCCTCACGGGTCCATCACTGGAGGCTCCGGAAGTTCAACTCTGAGGTACTACCGTAGAAACGTAGCCCCAGACGCGACTTTAGCTGCATCAAGCTCTTATCTCAATGAGGGCCAGGTGCAAACCGCTGTAGCTCTTATAGGCCAAAAAGGCTTTAAGATTTGACGACTTTGTCATCATTTACTACAGTGTTTCTGGCGTGTACGCAATCCTGCGTTCGCGCAAACTGAGGAAGAACGATGTCTACCATCATTATCCATGACCTTGCAGCGGCAAATCTGACGCTGACAAAGATTAACCAGGATTCTTATTCTGGTGAATACTTTAAACGCGTCAGTAATACTGAATACCGCGTCAAGGTTCGTCATTTCCAAGAGAAGGTGAAGATTGGGCAGCCAGCTATGAATCGACATAACGTCGATCTAACCGTAACTACCTTCGCCAGCGATGGCGGTCCTAACGTTGTCCGGCAGGCGTATTTTATTCTACGTCAACCGGCTAGCGAAACGGACGCTTCTTTCACCAACGTCGTCAAGAACTTGCAGTATTTCATCACCGATGCAAATATTGCAAACCTTATCGGCTGGGAAACGGACATTGTTGGCACCTCTTAACTGAGGTGCTGGCTTCGTCAACATGGGTAATGTGGTAGCGTAGGACATCCAGGTATCATAGGATAACTAAATGTCTAAATGCTACGTATCATTCTTCTTGGGCCTATATGATGCTATCTTTACAGATATCATCAGCCAGTACCCAAGCCTGTCTACTGATATAGGGCGTGATCAAAAACGCCTTGTATTGGCATCTGATAAGCGTGGATTAGGTGTTTTTACACTTGACCTACCAGCTTTAGGTAAGGAGCTAGAGTCATGCCTTGCGGCAGAAACAATAGTCATCCGTTACTCTGATGGAGCTATATGCTCCTATAGAGACGGAGAATCCATACCTGACACTCGCGAGAAGAGGAAATTAGTGCTTCCTTTGCACTCTTTTCAACCCTCATCTCCATTCCCCAAACTATTCGGGGGGTTATGGGCGCTCGTGTTTGGATCAGACGGGTATCTACTTGACAACCCTGACGTAAATGCTATCTATTACCTTCGGCAGCTTTATTATGCTGCCAAGAAGGTAGAGATGCAGTGCCCAGATTCCGCGGTTTATGCCGCTGTTTCGGACTATGTCAAAATCGAGAATAGCATGAGGCCACCTACCAATGACTGGTATAGTGATTTCATGGAGCCTGACCCGCGTGTTCATCTTCAAGATGACATTGCGAGTCATGAACCCCTTCTCCCTCTTTTTGGAGGAGGTAGCTTAATTCACGATTTATCAGGACGAACAATCGAAACGCTCTCTGTGATTCAGTTTCTTGCTGATATCATTGTGGGAACATGGCGAGAGTTTTTACCTGAAGAGTGGTCATTTAGACACGGACCAGGAGCAGTTGCCGATGCCAAGAAAGGAGACAAATATGAATTTCCTACATGGCCTCGAAAACTGGAGCAAACGTTTCCCTCAGATAATTTCGCATTCGCGAACTATTCTGACTGGGCTGACTTCGCTAATTCAGGTTATCAAGAAGGGAGATTCTCCCTAAATGAAAGCCCGTCGAAGCTTATCAGCGTACCTAAGACGCAAAAGGGACCAAGGCTTATCGCCGCGGAGCCCACATCGCATCAATGGTGCCAACAGGCAATCAAGAGTTATCTTGAAGGTTCTGTTGCTGATTCTGTCCTCAGGTATGCTATTAATTTCGCAGACCAGAATGACAGTAGAAACGCAGCTCTCTCTGCTTCACGAACTGGAAAAGATGCTACGATAGATTTATCGTCCGCATCTGACCGGTTGTCCTTGTGGACTGTTGAGCGTATATTCAGATCGAATCGATCTGTTCTTACTGCTTTACATGCCGCAAGGACGAGATGGATTGTCAATAACATTGACAAGAAACAGCCTAAGTTTCTAAAGCTTAGGAAGTTCGCATCTCAAGGAGCAGCTACAACCTTTCCTGTACAGACAATTGCCTACGCTATCATCGCTATCGGATGCGTCCTTAGGGACAAGACCCGTGGCTTTGGTATCAGGGCAATTTCCCACGATCAAATTGTGGAAGCTGTTAAGGAGGTCCGCGTGTTCGGGGACGACATTATTGTCCCTTCGCACGTTACTGGTACTTTAATTGAGGTACTGCAATACCTCGGCCTACAAGTCAACATAACCAAGAGTTTCACGACAGGAAACTTTCGTGAATCTTGTGGTATGGATGCGTTTGCGGGACACGATGTCACGCCAGCGTATATAAGACATGTGGGCAGCCCGACTCAACCTGAGTCTATATGTTCCCTTGTGGCATGCTCCAACAACTTTCATCGAAAGGGGTTGTTTCATGCTGCCGGTTACATACAGAAACATACAAAAGGGTTATTTAATTTAAAGATCCCTGTTGTAGGAATTGACTCAGGACTGTTTGGTTGGGCATCTTTCTGCGGAACCTCTACCATCGGCTTAAAAATCCGATGGAATAGGCATCTACAGAGAGAGGAGCACCAAATCCATCTTCCTTTTGGGAAGGTGGCACGAGGTGTCCAACCATGGCAGAGCACACTGCTCCAGTACTTTACTGAGAACCGTCCATATGAAACTCATTGGACGGACCACCTACGTGACCCAAGAAATTGGGCCGCAGGGTGGATAGCAGGTGTGACGGTGAAAATCCGTCTAC